ACCGCCACGCCAAAGACGATGGGCGATGGCCCCGAGCGTGAGGCCACTAGAGGGTTACGTCGGTGCTCATGTAGGTGATGGTGGCCGGGACGTTCGTGTCATCATCGTTGACGGTGAAAGTCATCTTTGGTTGGATAATGTCGGGGCCTCCCATGGTGGGCGGCTCATCATCCCATTGCACCGAGGGCAGGCGGAAAGTTATCTGTTGGCTGAAAGCTCCGGCGATGAGAGGGCCGGTAAAGGTCACAATCATGCTCTGAGGAGTGTCGGCCGCGAACAGATCAGCAAAGGTCGCTTTCGACAGGAAATCCGTTTCCAACGCACCGGAAATCTTCATGAAATCGTTTTGCACTTGGGCGCCCTTGCGACCGGTGCCGTCAAGGTAGAAGTTGTCAGTCTTGCTCGGCCGGTCGATGGTCAGCGTCCAGCCCCTCACGCCGGGAACCGGCACCTCGGCCCCGAAGGTGCCCATGGAAAACACGCCTTGCTCCCACGCGAAATACGGGTTTGCCGTTTGGTAGACGGGCGTGCCGTAGACGCCCACCTCATCGTAGTCCTTACCGTCGAAATCAAAGGTGGCCCGAAGGGCCTCGTTGACCTTGGCCTCAAACTGGCCCTTGATGATCTTCAAGCCCTTGTAATTGTACGGATGGAGCACGCCATCCATGGTGGGCCGCCCGATTTGCAGGCTCAGCGATTGGCCGTCCTGGCGGGCCAGGGCGTGAGTCTGCAAATACGCGACGGTGGCGCCTTGCACCACCGGGGCCACGGCCTGGGAGCCCATGAGGTTGGCCAGGAAGAGGCCCATACCCTTGCCGTAAACGGGCGTTACCAACGCCCCGGCCACGGTGGCGGTGGTGGTCTGGCGGGCGCTGCGCCGGGGCACGAGGCCGCCGTTTCGGATGCCCTTGCCGGTGGTGCGGCTCGGATTCCACTTAATGGCCTCTGATTCATATTCCAGCCATTTGGCTGGAGTCACCCACGTACCGAAGGCGGTTTCGGCGGCTACGCCAACCGAGCCACCAACGCCGGAGCCAACTACGGTGCCTGTCATGATGCGTTACCTCCGGTTGATGGTGCGGTGGGTACTGCGGCCGGGGCCGTGACGGCCTCGGCTGAGGGCTCGGGCGCTGGCCACTCCACGGCCAGCGGGCCGCCCAGCTCGCGGGCGATATCGTCGGGTACCTCCAACGTTTCGCCACCCTTGAACCGAAGGCCATAGAGGGGCACGTCTACCGGCCCGTATGTCGTATTCGTGACTTGAGCCATTGACGGCCTCCCTATCGTTGCAATTGGGCTTGACAATGCACTTGGAACGGCACGATCACCGACCATCCGCCGTTGGCGGTGGTGCCTTGCTCCATGGCCCCGCCCCCAGTGCATTGGGCGAACATCACCGAGCCGCCGAGAGTCGGATCGGCGGTGATGGCCAAAACCACCGCCTCCAAGATGGCGAAGGCGTCGGCCCGCACCTGTGAGGCCACCTCGGCACCGGCCCCGCCGTCAAACCACTGGATGATGCCCTCCAGGTCGAAACGCTCATCGCGCCGGAAGTTGCCGAGGTCTACCGCCTCTTGCACCCATCCGGTGGCGTTGCCGATTTGCACAAAGGCGGGCAGCACGTTGGTACCGAGGTCGCCATCAATCACCTGGAGCTGCGGGTCGGTGTAGGTGGCGGCAATCGTGGCCAGGTGGCCAATGAGGGCGGTGATGGCGTCGGGTATGGCCGAGGTGAGCCCGGCCATCAGGCGATGACCACCGGGCGTTGCGACGGCTGGAGTAGTTCTTTTACCCGGTTGGGCACGAGGTACCCGCTCGGCGTGGTCGATAGGGCAGAGTCATCCTCGGCGGCCGAGCCGGGAGCGTAGGAGCCCACCCGGCCCTGTGCTTGCTGGCCGTACTGCCACCAATGGCGGATTAGCTCCAGGGTGCCCCGGCGCACGTTGCCGGGCACGGTGGCCCGCCCCGCGGTGTAGACCACTTCGATATTGCCCCGGTTGGCATAAAATCGGGTGAGGCCGCCCCCGCCATCCCGGCGCACCATGATGCCCATGTCCAAGTTATCGACCGAAAAGCCAAAGGCCGAGGTGGTGGCGTTGGGCGGTTGCTCGGTCAGCGTGTAATTGGTGAAACCGATTACCTCGGTGACGCTGGCCACGGTCAGCACCGGCAATTGTCGGAGCTGAATGGACACGTTGCCGCCGTCGTAACGCTCATCAAACGTGGCCGGTACGACATGGCCCACGATGTCTTCCACCACCGGCGTACAATCATCAATAAAGCCTTGTAGCTCGGCCACGATGGCGTCGGTGGGAGTAATCAGCATATTAAGGTGGGCGGTCAGCTCGGCCATGGTCACGAGGGCGGTAACGGTCATGCGATGCGCCTCCTACGGCGTTGGGGCCTCAGTGTCGGCCACGATGGCGGGCGGCTCGACAGGTGGCACCGGAGTGCCGAAAGGCTCGGGCTCGGGTGCGCCCTCGGCTGGGGCCGGGGCCGGGCTCATGGGCGGAATGTCGGCCGGATCGTAGAGCAGCTCCGCATCCGGGCCATGGGTCACGGAGCCGTCACGGTTGCGCGTTGGGTAGGCGATGACTTCCTTTACAAAGTCAACGGTGCGCTCCACGGCACCCTCTTGCTTGTCGGTGTTCTCCGGGGCAGGTCCGCCCATATCACCAGTACCAAGAGCCATTTGTCGGCTCTCCTTTCTCTTGTTTGTTGGTTGGGTGCACACGGCACACGCTCCGGCCTCATGGCACACGAGCCGGAGCGTGACCGAACGCAACCAACCGGCCGGAGCCCCAAAGGAAAAGGCTCCGGGGCCGGTGGTTTTGCGTTGCCTTCGAGCGGTGGTGGCTCGTCAAGGGAACCGCCCCGCCCGAGGGTCAACTAGGTGGCCGAATTGACAAACGCCAGAACCGCGGCGGCGTCGTCCGGGCGGCCATCAATCCGCTGAAAGCCGATAAAACCAACCTGCAAATAGTCGGCGTAGCGCTCAACCAGCCGCATGATGGTCGGATCGAGCACTTGGCGCACGATATAGCCTTGCTCGAAGTCACCGAAGAGGATGGACTTGGCCGAGACGCCCATCACGGGCATGGCGTTATCCACCACCACCGGGTAGCCGAGGATCGTATCCGGGTCGGGGCCAACCGCCGATTGCTGGGTATTCATGGTCCACAAAGGGCGGCCCTGTGTATCGGTCACGGCCCGGATGGCTCCCAGGGTGAGGTCGTTCATGAGGAATTTGCAATTGCCCATTTGCCGGTAGGCCGCATCCACGGAGTGGATGAGCGATACGAGGTCGCCGTAGGCCTTGCCGTAAGCGGTGGCGCCCCACAAAGCTGCGGTGGTGGAGCCGGTGCCCCCGGTCACGCCGGTAGTCGGTGCATTGTCCACGCCCACCGGCTTGGTGGTGCCCGTGCCCGTCACTAGATCGGCGGCAATGGCCCGGCCCAAACGCTGCCCGAGCTTCTTTGGGAGCCAGGAGTCAAGGTCAAAAGCGGAATCCTGCAAAAGCTGGAGCGAGACAAGCACACTGTTGCTCGTGTAGGTCCACGCCGCGAGCTGCTGGGTAGTAAACGCCACGTCCACCTCAGTAACCTGAGTGTTCTCCGAGAGGAGAGCGCCAAGGTTGCCGGTGTCGTTATTGGACGGCCAGGGCAGGATATTGCCGGTCTCGGTATGAATGATGTTGGCAATGGAGAGCAAGCCGCCAAACGCCTTCATGGTCTCGGTTATCTTCGTGAGATACCCCTGAGGCACGAGGTACCCACCGGCCGTGGTGGTGGTGGACTGCGCTCTAGCTTCCCGAGCGGCCAGGATGAGCCGCTCCTCCACGTTGAGCCTGGAGCCCTCACCGAGACCGGTGCGGAGATACCGAGAGTAGATGTCGGCGTACCGCTTTTCGTCGGCCGCATCCTCGCCCTCGGGCGCCCCCGGAGTGATGCGCTCATCCACCGGCTGGGCCAGGGCCAGGGCCATCTTGGCCGCCCGGCTCTCGCGGTCCAGGTCGGAGCCCAGCTCCACGATATCGGCCTCGATGCGATCCCATTCCGCCCGCTGCTCGGCGGTTGCCGCGGCGTTGCCGATGGTTTCCCGTAGCTCATTCATGGTGGCCCACGCCTTGGCGCGCGCCTCGGTCAGCTCTTTCAGTCGCTCGGACATTTCCGGGCCTTTCTCTTAGTGGTTTGCTTGTCGTGACGGCCCGGAGTGCCCAAGGCGGCTCCACCTGTCATTTGCTGCGGCCCGGAGTGCCCAAGGCGGCTCCGGTCAAAAACAAGGGCTAGGCGATGCCCGCCCAAGAGGTGCCCACGCCCGCCACCCCGGCCAGCACCACGGCATGGACCACCGAGGAGCAGAGCGCATTGGTGGTGGCCGTCTCCACGGCTGAGGCACCGGAGGCGGCTTGGGCCAGGTCGCTCACGTAGAGGGCTTGAGTGCCCGCCGTATCCTTTGTGTTCGCCCGTGACGTGGCCGGGCCAGCGGTAAAGGGCGTGGTGAATTGGGCGGCATTGTTGTAACCAAAGAAGTATTTAACGATGAGCACGCCCCCGGTAAGGGCGGTCACAGCCGGTGCGGTCAAGGTGGCACTAACCACCGCGTTCTTGCCCACCGCGAAGGCTTGCGGGGCGCCCCCGCTCGTGCCGCTATAAGCGGCCAGTGAGACAACGCTGGCGTTGTTCGTGTTATAGGTGATAGTCACGGTGGCGGCCCCGCCCGTGTCCCCGGCCACGGCCACTTTGTAAAAGATGGCGTTTCCGACTAGGCCCGATTCGTTCGGGTCGAGCACCGTATCGGAGGTAAGCAACGTCCACCCGGCCGAGGCCGTAACAGAGGTGGTGATGTTGTTCCCGGCCGAGAGGAGCATCAAGTCACCCACCACCACCGAGGCCGGAATGGTGATTGTCTTGACGAGCCCCGACGGGTTCGGGGCACTTGTCACAATGGATCGAAAGGCGGGCGTGGTGCCCGCCGCGGGCACGGCCACATAAAGCCTTTGATTGGCAACAGTGGGCGTATCGGTGCGAAGGTAGAAGTTACCCACCGAACCGCCCGAGGGCGCCCCCGAGCCAACGCTCAAACCGGTCACCCCGGATGAGGCCGCCCCAATGGTGGTGGAGCTACCGGCCGCCACCACTATGGCCGTGGGGCCGTAGACCACCGTGCCCCGATCCGTGGCCGTGAAGGTGTAGGTGCCAGCGGGCATCCAGAGGGTGACGGTGGCGGTGGCCCCGCCTCCGGCCGCAACCGTGCCCGGTGAGACGTTGAG